TTGCTGGGCAAGGAAAAGAAAGAAAATACTTTAGATGAGCAGCTTGGAGAAATTGAATTTGCATTATATGGCGAAGTTAAAGAATTAACCGATGAACAAAAGCAAGATATATTAGATTATGCACGTTTCAAAAAAGAACAATGGAAGAAGGAAGAATAATGCTAAATCAATTAAACCAATATGCAATAAACCATAATATAGACGTCGATTTTTTTCCGATGAGAGCCACAAAAGCATTATCCATTCCCGGAGCTATTGCATTAAATCCATTAATGATCCATACAATGCCTGAATTGATAGACGCATATGCTCACGAATTAGGGCATCACGAAACCGGTTCGTTTTACAAGTTAAAATCCACGTTTGAAACGAGGCAACGCATGGAAGAACGGGCAACTCGTTGGGCGGTTCAGGAACTAATTCCGGCTGACAAACTGTTATCGGCATTTAAAAAGGGATATACGGAAGTGTGGCAGTTGGCTGAATATTTTAATGTGACTGAAAATTTTATAAAAGATACAATCAGAATACACCGAGTGAA